CTTCTGGAGTGATGTAGTCATTTGAAAGACCTGTTCCTGAACCCATTAACCAAGTTCAGCGAAACGAAAGACCTAAAATCGTCTCGACTGTCATGAAAAATGTTCGTGCCGCAAGGTTTTATGGAACCACCACTACTGAAAGTTACGTTTTTGGTATTTGCGAAGACATTGCTCTAGTTAATCGCCACACTTTGGCTCATCCTAAGAAAGGCTGTTGGCACGTTGAGATTCGGCTTGAATTTGACAACGAGACTAGTCTACGCAAATGTACTGTTGATAACGACGAAATCTACAAAGTGGATGGGGACGTTTGGCTCATTCGTTTGCGCGGTCTTAAATTTAAGGACATTCGTGAATACATTTCTGCTGACTACATCACTCCAGAAGTCTACGGAAACGTTGGCGAGATTGGAGGAGAGAAAGTTTTGGTTAAGCCCTCTCAACGCATTGTAGCTAAAGACGAAAATTGGGGAATTGTTCCCATTGAACGTCCTTTAGTTTACAAATGGACTAAACACAAAAACGGTCAGTGTGCAACACCTCTCTTTATGGAATATGGAGGAGGGTTTGGTGTAGTTGGCATTCATATTGCTGGTACTTATCAAACTGAATCCTTTTCTCAGGCAATTCGTCTACCTTCCATTACACAAGCCATGAAGTTTCTATCGCATCATTCATGCTCTCTTGGAGTAAACAGTGAAGGTAGGATAAGACTTCCACCGAAGACTAAGATTGGCAAAGGTGTTAATGAGAGGTCTCCTATATGTTACGAAGATGTAAAGGGGATTGATGTTTACGGTACTCTTGAAGGTCATCTGGTTGGAAGACCAGGTAAATCCAAACTTCAGGAGAGTCCTTTCATGCCCTACGTTGAAAAACTTATAGGCGTCTCACCTAAAGACGAGAACTCTGTTCCTTTGTTTGGACCCCCACATTTCAGTCATGGATTCAACAAAGAGACTGGAGAGTATCAGGCACCATTCAACCACTTCATCAAGCAATGTGGTATTGTCAAGAACAGTCTGAATCCCAAGATTCTCGCAAAAGCCATACAAGTTGTTTCGCGTCATGTCATTGACAGACTTGAGGCTAGAGGTGTTACTGAACTTAGACCTGTTCCTCTTGCAGTTGCCGTTAACGGTGATCCCGAAGACTTCTATACCAGACCAGTTAAGCCGTCTACTTCAGGCGGTTTTCCTTATCCAGGTAAGAAATCTAAGCATATGAGGGACTGTTGCTTACCATTCAAGGAAGATGCAAAAGAATTTACTCAAGACATTAACGAGCAAGTTTTAGAGCAACTGATGGCATACGAGCGCGGGGAGGATGCACTTCCTCTTCTTGGCGCTCAGCTTAAGGATGAAGCTCGAAGCCACGCAAAGAACAAAGATCGCAAGACTCGAGTTTTTTGTATGTCTCCTGTTGAATCAACCTTGGTGAACAAAATGTTTCTTTCTCCTTTTTACACGATAATGGTCGAATTCTGTGAAGAATTTTGTGCAGCTATAGGCATTAACATGCAATCTACAGATGTAACTGATTTGGTTAACAGAATGACCATGTTTTCGGATAAATTCATGGAGGGAGACTACAAAGGATATGACACTAGTATGCCCTACGACATTGGTCTCGCAGGAAACAGCGTGGTATATAATGTTTTAAAACATTTTGGCTACAATGATCGCGAACTCACTTTTGTTAAAGGAATACTGAGCGACAATCTTTATCCCATTCTTGTAATGCGTGGCGTTATTTTTGCAGCTCCTGGTCTACAGGCTAGTGGAAAATATGCTACTGCAGAGGAC